GGCTACGCTTCCGATAAGGTCAAACTCGCTTAACCTAACGAGGCTGCATGACGGCATCTGAGGAAATCCTTGCCCGCAAGGAACGCTACAGCAGGATCGAGCGCGCGTCCGATAAACTCGGACGCATGATCGGTGTTCGCAGGCTAAAGCCGTCGCAGCAGTTGCGCGTGCAGGAGATGGCGCCGGGGCTCGACGGCACCATTGCATTCACGGAAGAGTCGTCTGGTAAATCCTTCGACATTCCGCGCAACTCGCCATTGGTGATCGCCGCGTCCGTCTGTGAAATTGACAGCGCGCCGATCACGTTTCCCAAAAGCCGAGCAGAGCTTGACGCGGTGCTTGACCGATTAGACGCCGAGGGGCTAGAGGCGGCCGGTGCAGCACTGGCTGCATTCGCATCGGACGGCGCTGCCGATACGGATACCAAGGAAGCAGCAAAAAACTAAGTAGGGACGCCGCATTCCGCCAGGTCTCGTGGCTAATTCGGAACAACGTCCCTTTTGATGTTGCACATGCCTTGATGGAGGGTGGTCCAGAGGGCGAGGCCGAGGCCCTTGCCTATGCGGTGGCATTTGCTGAAATCGAGAGTGGCAAGTCGTTCAACTGGGAAACGATGAGTTTGGACGATGCCTGAGTTCGGATCGCTCGCCGCATTCGCCGGATTTTTAACCGGCGTCACAGTCGAGATGCACCACCACCAGCACGAAGCCCTGGAGCGCGCTGCAAAGATTGTTGAGGTTGAGGCCAAGTCATACCCAGGCACATATCAGCCGGGGTGGCCGGCGCTTAAACCCGAAACTGTTGCGCGAAAGGCAAACGGCGACACGCCGCTTCTGGAAACCGGCGAACTGCGCGACAGTTACGAGCACAAGGTCGTCGGGCACACAGACGCTTATATCGGGTCTGATAACGACAAGGCGCTCTGGCACGAACTAGGAACGTCGGGCGGTATTCCGCCGCGTCCCGTGTTGTCAACGGCCGGAATGAAAAAAGAGCACGAGGTTGTTCATATCCTCGGGCGTGGCTCCGTGAAGGGCCTTATTACAGGCTGAGCAGTGCTTTCAAAAACAGATAGCACACGTAAAGCAGCGCCACCAAGGCGACCGATGCCATGATCTTGAGAACCAAGATAATGGACCAGAAGTACAAATTAACGGCAGCCTTGACTTTCTTGTGCCGCCAACTCAATGGCTCCGGTGCCTTTGATGGTTGGTCAATAAATACACCGGTCGGCTCGATCAGTCTTTGCGTTCGTCCCGGCGGGTAATCCCATTCTTGGCGCATGTGTTGCCTCTTGGTTGAGCATTAAATTTATAGCACATTCTGCCAACGGGCGGAAGGCGCGCTAAGCATCTGAAATATAGAAGGATTTAGCCCGTGGAGGTCTACAAGGTCGCCGTACACCTTGGCATGACCTCAAATGCGCCTTCATTTCTAAGCGCCCTCAGCTCGCAGCTGATGGGCGTTCACGCCAAGGTCAAAGACCTGGAGGGCGGCTTTAAGCGCCTACACCTCGCGATCGGCGGTGGTTTGGCCATCCTCGCCGGCACAAGCATTATTCGCGGCCTTGAACACGTCGTCGATAAGACGAAAGACCTGTCGAGCGAGTTGGTCCGCCTTGAACGTCTCGGCGGCAACATCGGCAAGGCTGCGGCGTCTGGCGAATTGACCAAGCGCGCGTTTGACATTTCTCAGCGCGTTCCGATGAACGTGGTTGACCTCCTCAAAATTCCCGGCGCCACGTACTCCATCATTGGCGAAAAAGAATCTCTTAAAATATGGGAGCAGTTGGCCCAATTCGGCACGGTCCTGAAAAGTCAGAAAGACTTTCACGGCGATGTTGGAACCGAGTTGCAAAAGATACTGAGGGCTGGTGAGCTTAGCGGCAGAATTTCCGATCCGGTAACGCATCAAGCGTCCGTTCCGATGCTGCGCCACTTCCTTGACCTCGCGTCTCGGGTTATCGCTGCGACGCACGGCATGGTGAACCCCGACACCCTCCTTGGCATGGCTAAGCAGGGTGGCTTTACCCTGCGCGGCCTGACCGACCAGGGCTTCTATACGCAGGCCATCTTGGCGCAGGCGATGGGCGGCCCGCGCGCCGGCACGGCCACGATGTCGATGTGGCAGCAGATGGCCGGCGGCGTCATGTTTACCCGCACCGCTGAGGCGATGCAGCATTACGGGCTGCTCCACGAAGGCGAGTGGAAGAAGGACCACGGCCGCGTCATCCTGAACGATGCCGCATCGAAGCGCCTAACCGCGATGATCGGCAAAGACCCGTTGGACTTCGCCAAAAACGTCATTGACGTTCTAAAAAAGAACGGCGTCACCGACCCACAAGACCAGATGCGCGCGGTTCTGCGCATTATGAACCGGCAGACGACGCAGCGCATGACCGCTGAAATGGTCACCAACTTTTTCCAGATGCTTGCGGAACGCGGGCGCATGGAAAATGGCATGGGCGAGCAGCAGTCGTTCAAAACGATCATGAACAAGGACGTGGCGGCCAACATGGAGGCTCTTCACAAGGCTTGGGATAATCTGCTTTTCGCGGTTGCTGGGCCAAACTCGGAAAACGTCATTAAGGTTCTCCAGTCACTCACCGGAGCAATCAATTCGATCACCGCATCGGTGAACGGCATGAACCCCGAAACGGTCAGAAAGTTTGCGGCTGGTTTGGCGGCCCTCGCTGTGGTTCTTGTCGGCGGTGGCGCGGTGGCTCTTCTTGCAGCGATCGGCCCTGCCGGATGGTTCGTGCTCGGGATCGGGGGCCTGGTTGCCGCCATTACCAGAATGGACAAAAAGACACTAAGCGAAATCGCGCATGACCTAGCAGCAATCGGACGCGCGGCGGCTGCATGTGTTGCACCGCTGAAGTGGCTTGCCGACGCGATTGGTGCCATAGCCCATCTCCTTCCGGGCGGCAACGGTAAGGCCCCTGCGGGCGGCTATATGATCCCCGGCGCGGAGGGGATGCCGACGCTGCCTTCGATCAAGTCACCCGGAAAACAAGGCTACTATTCGCCGTCTGGTCTAAAATACGGCATGAACGACAACCACACGCACGTCTATCTTGACGGCGAGAAGGTCGGAATGGCCGTCACGCGCAGGCAGGTCGCCTCGGCTCAATTCCCGAATGCTATCGGAGGTGTGGACACCTACGGATCGTGGACATCGCCCGGCACCGGCCTGATTGACGCGGCATGACGGTTCGCTATCCCCGATGCTGGCTCAGCGTCAACGGGGCCATGATCCCATGCATCAAAGCGGAGGTCTGCCGCAAATCCAAGCGCGCGTCCGATACGTTTAGTGCAACGCTGTCCATTACCGAGGCCACCAAATACGGGATTACACTGCAAGAGTGGGCCGACTGGCAGCCGGTTGACGTTTCGGTCGTTATGTCGTCGGCTTTCGGTGAAGCCGATCGACAGGTCATGGTGACCGGCAAAGTAGACAAGCCGGAAATCCACTGGACCGAAATGCACGTTTCGGTGAGCGGGCGCGATAAGTCCGCATCCCTGACCGAGAAGAAACGCAATCAGAAATTCCAGAACAAGAAGGCATCCGAGATCGTTTCGGAAATTGCCAAGGATCACGGACTAACCGCCGTTGTGACGGATACCGGTGACCATGCCGGCAAAAAGTACGACGCCGACCTGACGCACCTTGTGCTCAATCGATCCGACTATGAGGTTATTTCAGACCTTGCGGAGCGCGAGGGTTATCGCTGGTTCGTCGATGGTACTTCGCTCTACTTCGAGCCGAAGGAAACCCAGAGCGACGTGTTCGCGGTTCATTACACGCCACCGACACCAGATGCATACGCGACCGGCAACATCATTGAACTGACCACGAGTCGGAACATGACGGCGGCGCGACCGCAAAAGGTCACCGTCAAGTCGTGGCATCATAGGGATAAGAAAGCCTATCAGGCGGAAGCCGACGCCGACGGGGTTGGCGATCCTGTCGAATATGAGCACCACCACAATTTGCGATCTCAGGATCAGGTCGAGAAGCTGGCCAAATCCAGGCTGCACAATGCCAAGCGCCACGATTGCAGCGTCAGCATCCGAATGCCGGGAGATTTGAACCTCGACGTGCGGCAGAAACTGCAACTGTTCGGCACCGGAACGATTTACGACCAGACCTACGATATCGACGAATTGCGGTTTGTCATGGGCTGGGGCGAGGCGTTCACCATGCACATATCCAGCAAGGCCCCGAAGGGCGGCGTGCAATGAGCATCGATTCTTGGCTCGATGTCGTGAGAAGGGAAGCGCAGCACG